CAAGAGGTCAGCGGTTCGATCCCGCTATTCTCCACCAAAAAAGCACTGTACTTCGTAGGAAGTATGGTGCTTTTCTTTTGAGCAGATGGCATAACGTCAAATCAGCCTTGCGCAAGCAAACGAGATTACGAAACATGCCATCCTTGCAATCAGCCAGCGCAACGGCACACAGCACGTTTATTATTCCGAAAAAAAAGGTCATCGTCATCCGGCAGGATGACTCTATCGGTACGGTAGGTTGGCTGGACGATGCTGGGAAACAAATCGTCGAGGTGATGAAACAGCATGGTTTTTAATACAACTTCGATTCCTGACCCACAGGTTTTCTGCCCGATCTTCCGCCATAAGATTGCGGACGGCCTTTGCTGGGATATTTCTAACATCGGAAATGACAGCTTGATGCTGCCGTCTGAAAAGACCCCACCCTGCGGGTGGGATGAAGCTCATAAGATTTGCAACGAATGCCCTGTCTACAAAAAAATGGGGCAGTAACACCCCAATATCGCCAGCGTCTTTGCCCAGCCGCGCAGGGGCGCTTTTTTTCATGCCGTATTCGCTCAGTTGGCAGAGCAGTTGTCTCCAAAAACCACAGGCCGCTGGTTCGAATCCACCCGCCTAGCCTCTGGGAAGGTTATTACAAAACAGAAACTCCAGTACCCGGTTCGGATACTGGAGTTCTTGGTGGGCGCGGGTGGATTCGAACCACCACGGCTTTGTTCCACCCAAGCCTTTGGATTTTAAAAAGTTAGAAACCATGCGGATTTTCAGACACCCAAAATGGAACACGAAACCTTTTCGGCCCGGACGCAACGTTAAAAGTGGGTTGCAAAGTGGGTTATTCCTCGGTGTCCGGGGCGTACTCGGCCAGCACTACGGAGATGGTCTGCGCAGTGGCAACATCACGGCCCGTGACATCATGTGCGTACCAGCCAAAGGTATCCATACTGCGGCTGTGGCCGACCATGCGGCGCAGCTGAGCGGGTGACACCGCATCCGCAACCATGCTGACAAAGGTGTGCCGCAGTTCGTACAGACTGATGGGTGGGTCGATACCGTTGCAGCACTGATAGAACCTCCAATAGTTATACAGGCTCTGCTGGTTGGACAGCAGAAACAGCGGATCGTCATTCGTCAGCGGTCGCTCCTCTTCCATCGTGCGCTGCCGGAGCTGGGCATGGATCTCGTTCACGGCCAGAGGGTGCAGTACCACCGTCCGGATGGCATTCTCATTTTTGCCGCTGGTCTCCTCGTTCTGGCGGTTGATGGCCCGGCCAATGTGGAGCCGGTCTCCGTCCAGATCGCCTACACGCAGGCCCAGCAGTTCTCCGGGGCGCAGGCCGGTCATTACGGCCAGACGGTAGGCGTGCACGTTCTCGTCCGGCTCCACTTTTCCACGAACCACACGGGTATCGGTGGAGAGCAGCACCCGCAGGCTGTCCGGCTGCAGAATCTTCCGCCCCTTCTGGCGAGCACCCTTCGGAACGGTCAGGTTTTCATCCTCTGGCCGCAGGGTCGTGTACTTATGCTGGCGCGCCCACTTGACAAAGGATACCTCCACGCCTCGGATGCCCTGCAGCGTCTTACGGGAAAGATTGCCCCGGCTCTGGCGCTTGCTGTTCGGATTCAGACAGCCCTCTTTATACGCTCGGTTCAGTACGTCCTGCAGCATTCCTGTGCTCAGGTCGCCAATCTGCCGGGCACCGATCACTGGCAGGATGTAGTTCTGCCCGAACTTTTCCACCTGCTCAATGTAACTGGTGCCTGCCGTAGCCTTGACAGAGATCAGATACTCAGCCCACACCTCAGAGCAGCGCTTTGTGGTATTGCAGATTCCGTCATCCAGCCATGCGTCTGCCTTCCGGTTGGCTTCCCGCTGACCGGTGCGGCCCGGCTTTGCACTGGTGAACGTCCTGCGCTGGCCGTCCTTCTGCACCTTGATCTGCCAGCGTTTCTGGTTCGGCAGCCACTGGGCGGTATTGGTTCTTCGTCCCATAAAAATACACCTCCATGGGTACACTTTGACAAGCCCGCCCAAAAGAGGTATAATCGCAGTGTCGAGTGTGCGATGCCCTCTTCTGGGTGAGCCGCTTCTTTTAACGCCTTCGGTGTTCCAGCACCGGGGGAGTTTTTGTTTTATTCAGATTCCATGTTATCTTTCTCGGCCAGTGAAGAAAGTTCCTCGCTCACCTCGACAAACTCAGTCCGCTGAGCATTGCTCATGTACGGCAGATATGGCTCAAATGCCTTACTATACTTTTCTGCCCAGTTCTTCTTGGCTTTTCCCGTTTTCAAGCTCTCGATCTTTGCGCTGTACTTATCTGCAACGCGATGGATAATCTCGCTTACAGCTCCATCCCGGAACGAAAGGCTCCGATACTTTGCAAAGTCTGCGGTCGTCCCCACTGGCACGCCGTACTGTTTACACTCTTCCAGTTGTTGCAAACGTCCAACACAAAAATCGTATCGTTCAAAAAATACAGCTGGTTCCGTAGTTGTCTGAAGGATTTTTGCGCTTTCCTGCGCCTGCTTCAAAAATTGAGGGGCCAGCATTCTGGCATCTGCACGGGAGTTAATAGGGACCATTTTTCCCATCCATTCCGGCTTCGGGGTGTACTGCGCTTCATCTGTAAGATCTGGCCCATCGTCCAATTTTGAATCTGAGGGCTCCGCCTTAGATTCACAGCTCTCTCCGGAGCGCGTGGACTTATTAAACAGCATAAAAACCAGAACAGCCAGAAAGAACGGCAACATAAACAGAAGAAACTCGGCCAGAAAAAACGCTCCGCCAGGCTCTTGGCCTTCCAATCCTGCAATACCAAAAAGCGGCAGGATCGCACCGATTATGATTGCAGCGCGCAGCTGACCTTTGGATAATGCGGTTCTACTCCAGTCTTCCTGTGTACTTCCGGGAGCCTGTATCGACTTTCGGCCAGAACCTATGCCTTTGACTGCCGCATCAATGCCATTGTTCAGCCACCGCATCTCTTTGCTTGTGCTATGTTTGCGGAGCCATTCCTTCCGGGCATAAGGTGACTTTGCCATGATGCTTCCTCCTGTTTTTATATATCCCGGCAAAGCCCGACGGCCTTGCCTTCGATTACAACGTCGTTCATGTCCTCCCGGCTGAGGATGATGCTGTTGAAAGCCGGATTCTCCGGCCTCAGTTCAATGAAGTTCTCGTGCAGATAGACATGTTTCAGGGTTGCCTCTTCTCCAATGCGCACAGCAGCGATCTCGCCGTTTTCCACCTCCGGCTGCTTCCGGATGGCCACCAGATCACCATCGTGTATCCGGGGCTCCATGCTGTCGCCCTTGCAGGTCAGTGTAAAGGTGGAACGCCACTTGGACGGCACACAGACTATGCGCTCCACGTTCTGTTCCGCCGTGATCGGCGTACCGCAGGCGATCCGGCCCACCAATGGGACCATGTCCATCTCCGGCATGGGCTGGAAGCCGGGAGGAATCGTCTCTGCATCCCTTTTGGCCTGCAGCCGTAGTGCTTCTTTGACGTTTCCTGCCTTTTCCAGAATGTCCTGGTCAATTTCATTCACCACATCCAAGGTATGTTCATCAATGCGATTGTTGCTCTTCCCTAGCATATAGTCAATGGACGTATTATAAAAATTGGCCAGATCGATCAATGTCTCGGAATTCGGTTGCCGGACACCTTTCTCGTAGTTGACATACGTCGTGTAAGGCATCCCGAGCTGTTCTGCTGCCTGCTTCATGCTGATGCCGCGTTCTTTTCGGAGTTCAGGGATTCGGTTCATAATCGTTACCTCCTTCTTCCCTATGTATATTATATTACACGTTTTGAGTAAATAGTCAACCAAAATACCCGAATTGGGCAGTATTCACAAAAAATCACTGTTCAATTTGGGTATTATTTTACTTTACATTTACTCGTTTCGGGTATATCATAATTGCAGTTACTCAAAGCGAGTAACAAGTTACACGAAAGGAGTTCTTTGAATTGCTCTATCCGAACATCAACGCAGAACGAAGCCGTCGCAAACTGACTATTGAGGAGTTTGCAAAGGCGTTGGGTGTCACCCGCAAGACCGTTTACAACTGGATGGTTCACGGCAACATCCCCCAATCCAAGCTGGAAAAAATGGCAGAAATGTTCGACTGCTCCATTGATTATCTGCTCCAGCGCAGCATCTGACAACAAGGAGGTTTGACCTATGGCAAAGAAACCGTTTCTGAAGCTCCGCCGCCTGTACGAGGACGAAGGGCTGCTGCAAAAAGAGCTCAGCGAGCTGTCCGGCATCCCGCTGGACACCCTCAAGGGCCGCCTCAACGCCCCGGAGGATAAGGGCCGCTGGAAAGCCTGCGAGATCGTTAAGCTCTGCAAGGTGCTGCACATTCCGCAGGAACAGATCGGGGCGTATTTCTTCCCGGCAATCGCAAAGGAGGAAAAGACCGCATGAAACCTTATACCCTCGCATCTGAGCGGGCCGCTGCACCCACCAGCAGCGTGTCCTACATCGCACCAGTGCTGACCCGCATGTGGTTCCGCTGGGATGGCATCCGTGACTCCGGGTACAACCGAACCGGTGCTGAAGCCGTCGCAGAAAGCGGCTCGAAACCTATGCAGGTTTTTGCGGATGGCGAATGGCACCCAGTTGCCGCTTACGGCACAACCTGCGCACAATCCGCTGCAAATTACCTTCAGGAGGTGGACCCCGCATGAAGATCAAATCCTGCGTCTGGTACTGGCTGGCTGCTGCCAGCGGTACCGCAAGTCTGCTGTACGGCATGGGCATCGAAGGCGGTGCACAGCTGGGCAGCTCCATCTCTGACAGCCAGTTCGTCACGGCCCTGTGCCTGGTTCTGGCAGCGGTAGCGTTCCTGCGGCTGGGCTTTGCCGCCCAGGATCGTGAGCAGAACGCCCGCCGCTATGGCCGCATTGACCGCACCCACGCCCGCACCGAAGAGCCGGACTACCGGCAGAACCGGAGGGGCGCATGAAGAAGCGCATTCTCACCCTACTCGAAGTGGAAGGTCTTTCGGTGCTGATCTGGCTTCTGGATGCCCGCATTTGGCTACTGAAGCGCGTTATCAGACTGACTGAAGCGAGTATCTCTCTCTTGGGCAAAGTAATCGACTATAAGTAGGAAGACGAAAATGAGCCCGCCCGTGCTGGTAACACGGACGAGCCCAAAGGGTGATGGAATTCACAAGCCCCATCACCCTTGATGATATCAC